TTTAGCAATCGTGCCTGTAGTAGGAGATGATTCTATTTTCTTTTCTAACTTGGTCCTACTGCCACTGTTATCTGTATATAATCTATCAATAAACCCACTAGTACTGGGTAGTGTTAGATCGCCGTCCTCACCAAAACGCCATCTACGCAGAGTTGAATCTGCAAGGTTGATGTCAATGTTGATGTCGCCTTCACTTTGTATATTACTGATGTTACCGACTGAAGTTAAAAAACCACTGTCGTTAGCCAGTTGACTCACAAGTGTTGGTATAGTTGGCTTGCCAGTTAGATCAGCGTAAGCACCTGTAGTGGCCACAGTGGTCAATGTGGGTTTACCTGACAAGTCAGCATAACTTGTGGCACCGCCACCAACTTGACTGCCGTTGACTGTTAGATTATTATTGGCATTTAATCCTATGGCTACACCACCAATATAAATTGTGTTGTTGCTGACATACAGGCTACGCCAAGGCAGTGTACTTGAACCTAGATCGCCGCCATTGGCAGTCTGTGGCACAATGTCTCCACCCACAGACAGGTTGCTGGTTATGGTAGCAGCTTGATCAATCACAATAGCTGAACTGTCGGTGGTAGTCATTGTACTGCCCACAAATTCAAACGCCCCAATGTTTAGTGTATCAGCATCTAGACCCAATGCGTTATACAGTTCAGTAAAATTGTCATTTACTTTTACAAAGGCATTCTTAAGGCTGTCACCGGTTGGGTCAGCAGTTGTGCCAGTTCTAATTATTTTCTTAGCCATTTATCGCTCCGATTAATTTAATGCTACCCAAGTAGAGCCATCAAAGCCTCTAAACTGGTTTGTGCCGTCGTCAAATACTATCATGCCTTTGTTAGGTATTGGTAATGCTGCGGCAATGGCCGTAAGGTCTACATATACAGCAGTTTGAATATAACTGCTGGCTGTAACAGTATTAGTATCCACTGGACCTACTAGTTTGCTTTCTACACCGTCTATTAATTTTGTACTGTCTTGACCAAACACGCTGCCAGTCATGTCTCCAGTTTGATAACCAGTTAGATTGCCTGTAACATTGCCTGTAACATTGCCTAAGACATTTCCTGTAACATTACCGGACACAGTTCCTGTGTGGACTCCAGCAGTATTACCAGTTACATTACCAGTTAAACTGCCAATAAGTTGTCCTCGCAAAACTCCGTTAGTGCCGTCAACTAACATAGTTGAATCGTCAGCAAACACGCTACCAATTATGTCTGTTCTGTTATTAAAACTAACAGTGACTGCTCCTGTAGTCGCTGACACATTAATACCCGCACCTGCTGTTAAGCTCAATACTCCGGTATTGTCTAATGTTATTCTATTTGTAAATGATCCGGATGCTGCGGTGTTAGTAATGTTTATGCCCGCACCTTCGATAAATGTTAATGTGTCTCCTGAGCTTCGAGCAGTTAAACTAGGTTCGCCTGATGTGGCAAAAATACGATAGGCATTACCTACTGGTGCAGTATTTGTAACAATCACTTTTCCAGTAACCGGATCCCTAGCACCAACGCTAATGCCAACGCCTGCATCAACATCAATAATACCAGTATTAACAATAGTTACCGCACCTGTGGCAGTATTTCGACTCATACCTAATCCAGCAGTGATTGAGGTAACACCTGTGTTGTTAACAGTGACCGCTCCTGTAGCACCACTAATACTTATTGCAGTTCCTGCAACAAGACTGGTAACACCAATATTGTCAAAAATAACAGTGTCTGCACTTGAATTGGTTGTGAGCCTAATTCCGGTGCCGCTTTCAAAATTTATACTGTCGTTGAAGTCGTTGGCAACAATAGAAGTTTCACTGTTTACTGTGACTTCTTTAAAAAAACTTTTATCAGGATCAATAATTAAATCCCCGCCAACTCTAGTACCACTAGGTAAATTAATGGTTAATCCTTCGTTGACAATGGCAGCGCCGCCAATCATCAAGGTATCGCTGAGATACAGGCTAGCCCAACGCTTCAATGGAGCTCCAAGATCATAAGTGTCGTTTTGATTTGGTATTAGATCAGTCTCTAACGCATCAAATTCAATACCAGCACCGCCTACACTTGCATAGAGTTCTGTAAAATTAGCATTGATTTTAGTAAATGCGTCATCCACAGTACTCCATACAATAGGAGCAGATCCCGGTGTTATAGTTTGTTTTGCCATTATGCTCTCCCTACCGCTACTTCAATTGTGCCTATGTGATCCGAGTCATAGTTCTCGAGTGCTTTTCCTATCATAGATCCTACCTTAATGTCGCCAACAGCAGCAACCGCTACTCCTGGAATTCCGCTGGTAACCATAATGTTACCTTTCTTGATCTTGCCAGCAACTCTGCAAGGAACACGACCTGCTAGTGCAACATATGGATGTGTACTATCTTCTCCTGCCTCGCAGTTCATTCTAAATGCAGGGTTAGCAGATATAACACCTGCTACCGCAGTGTCCATTTTTGTGTTAGTTGTTGTGATTTCTTTGTCCCCACCAAACACTACTACAGTACCAACGGGATATTCTTGATCTGCGGCATAGCGTTCTGCTAAGTCAGCATAGCGTGCCGCCGTAGCAGTACCAGTCATTACTCCTGCACTAAAGTTACCACTAGCATCACGGAATACAATTGTGTTACCTGTATTAGCACTGGTAGCATTTGATGTAACAGTGAATGTGGAATTTTCTCCACTAGCACTTCCACTTAGACCGTTACCACTAACGCCGGCTGTAGCAACATAATCGCCTGTGGTATCTGTGCCTAATGCTACTGAATTAGCAGCAATAGTTGTGGCAAAACTAATATCACCACTGCCAGTCCACGCACCCGATACTCCAGTTACATCGCCAGTTAAGGTAATTGTTCTGCCAGTTGCCCATGCACTGGCTGTACTTGCATTACCATTTAATGCCGCAGTAATACTGTTTGCAGTAAAGTTACCACTTCCATCTCGAGAAACAATTGCGTTAATGGTATTTGCACTAGTAGCATTGCTGGTAATAGTGTAGGCTGTTCCGTCAGCAGCATTGGCAGCGGTGGCACTTAAACCTGTACCTGAGACAGCCACTGTGCTGGCATATTGACCTGTTGTGTCGACACCAAGTTGTGTAGCATCTCCTGATATAGTAGTTGCAATACTGATATTACCGCTACCAGTCCATGCTGCTGATACACCTGTTACATCGCCAGTTAGGGTAATTGTTCTACCAGTAGCCCAAGCACTGGCTGTATCTGCGTTGCCAGCTAGTGCGGCAGTGATCGTGCCTGCTCCAAAGTTGCCGCTAGCATCTCTTAATACAATAGTGCTGCCAGTATTAGCATTAGTTGCAGTAGTTGTTGCAGAGTTTGCTTGGCTCTGAATTGTAGTAGCAACAAATGTGCTGCCAGTGTCAACAGTCCATGCACCTGTTACTAGGCCAGCAGTACCGCTAGCCCCGGTATTTAATGTATCGGTATACAATGTACCAGTTCTAGCATCAATACTACCAGTGCCCAATGTTAGGTTACTGGTAGTGGCCATACTCCAATTACCAGTGATAACTCCGGCTGTTCCTGCAGCACCTGTTGTCAGTGTATCTGTATAGAATGTTCCTGGACGCATGTCTAGGTAGCCGGTACCCCAAGTAATATTACTTGTGGTCAACATTGACCAGTCACCTTCTATGGTACCTGTGGTTGCTGCGGCACCTGTGGTGATTGCTCTGGTTGTAAGAGTAGTTCCGCCGGTATTAATACTTGATCCAACAGCAACACTCCACTGTCCTGTAATCACACCAGCTGTGGCTGTAGCACCTGTAGTCAATGTGGTTGACTGTAAGGTTCCGTTGGTAAAATCAATTTTACTTCCAGAACCCAAACTCCAGTTACCAGTCAATGTACCTGTAGTGATACTTGCACCCGTGGTAAGTGTTCTTGATTTGATAGTACCAGTAGAGAAATCAATTTCACTACCAGTCTGTCCTACGATCTTGCTTGTAGTGTTTAAACTCCATGCACCGGTTATTGTACCAGCTGTGCCTACTGCACCTGTGGTCAGTGTTATAGACTGCAAAGTTCCTGTACTGGCGTTGATAGTACCTGTGCCCAGTGTTAGGTTACTAGTGGTTGCCATTGACCAGTTACCAGTCAATGTACCTGCGGTGCTTGCACCACCTGTGGTTACATCAGGAGTGATAATTGAACTGACCTGTATTGGTGCAAAGGCACTGTCGTCATTTAAACGGAATCGGTGACTGTTGTTTCTATAACTAGAAACCTTGTCACTGCCTACACTTCCGTCTCCAATACTAACACCTAGTACTCCACTAAAGCCGTACAAGTTAATACTTCCGCCTGTGGCAGTTACCGCAGTGTCAGCAAGTTTTTTGTTAACGCTGGCACTGGTTCCTACATAGAATGCTCTTGACGCATATGAATCTCTAACACCGATGTCACCACTGGCATCTCTAATAACCAATTTGTTATTGGATGTTACATCAGTAAATCCGGCATAAGCACTAACAGCTTCAACAACACCATAGTCAGTATCTTGACTAGAAGTTGTAGCATTGGTTCTGCGCAAGAAACCTTGACTACTGTATTGACTCTTCTTAATTGCACCGCCTTCATCAACCACAGTACTGAATGCTATGGCGCTGACATCACCTGTGCCTGCATCGCTTCTGCCTAGAACCGTGTCAGTGGCAACCTGTGCAAATTTGCCAAATGCAATACCGTTAATTTTTAATTCAGTCCATCCATTGGTCAGTGTAAATTCTGCCGAGTTAAAACTTGCAAGCCCTCGATCGGCCTGTGTAATACTTGTGGCATTGGCTCTAGTTGAAGCAGTTACCATTGCTAACTTGCTCTGGGCAATGGCCGCTGCACTATTAATATTAGCGTTGTCAATAATATCGGGTTTGATATAGATGTTATACTCGTTTAGCGTAGAATCAACACCTGTGGTAATAGCGTTGTCACCTGGTACAGTTAGGTCACCTGCAATTTTTACAGCACGACCTTCGTTGCCTGTTCCAGTAAACGCAATGGTCATTCCGGCATCTACAGCCTGTCCCGGGAAGCTGTTGGCAATAATAGCATCAAAGCTAACACTTCTTAGGTTGACTCCGTCTTGAGGATTAATAGGATCGGCCACATTTCTAATCCTATAACCGTCCATGTTTAGAGTACCTTTCATTGGTAGCTGACCAGTTAAGGCCATAAATCCACCAGTAGTTGGCGGAAATATTCTTCCAACATCAATACTATCTCCACTGTGACTTACGCCCAATCTACGGTCTATGTAACCACGAGTTGCGTTTTCAGTTGGTACAGTATCTGTAGCATTATCACTGAATGATGTATCTGTTGAGAATTCACTAATAGGAACACCACGCTTGAATCCCAGACCACTCAAGTTACTTAGAGCAAGTGACGCACTAAATGTAACAGTACCAGTACCTTGGTCAACTCTAAAGAATGGACCAACGGAGAAGTTACCAAATTGGTCAGTGGTCACAAAGAAGCAACGACCTTCACCCCTTTCAACAACCTGACTATACTCAACTTCACCTGTAGTATCTAGCAATGTTTCTGTAGCAATACGTACAGGTGGTCCGTATATTTCGTTTGGATAGTTTGTGTCAGCATAGCTACCAGTACCAATTTCTAATAGATCATGGCCTGTAACACGAGTCAATGAAATACGAATTGTTAGTGTACCTTGACTGTCTTCAGTTCTAGCAGCCACGCCCGCAAATAGGGTAATTGGACTGTCGTAGGCAATTACACTGTCTTCTAACGGAGTGTTAAGATAAATTTCTCCATAAGTCTCCCCGGTTATATCAGCATCGTTATATTGTGTGATGCTGTACTCTCGGCCTTTAAATGATATCTTAGTGCCAACAATACGATCAGCGTCAATTGGTCCTAGTTCTACAATAGATAAAACAGAATCACCAACTCTACCCAGTACCTTACCTACAGCAAAAATTCCGGTACCGTTGTCAGTAAATTCAATTGCTGGACCACCAATGTAACTAATCAATTCAAAGTCGTTGGCTCCTGCATTGTCAACAATGTATTGTCTAGTAGTAAATACGCCCGATGGCATTATTCCACTGGTTTCAAATCTAATAACATCGCCGTCAATAAATCCATGACCTGTTTTGTTGACCTTGTCAGTGGTATAGTTAAAGGTACAACGAGCACGGTTGACCACAGCAGTACCTGTTCCTGAACCAGAATTACTTGCAATAAACACAGTTCCAACAGCAGGGCTTCCACCGGCTCCCATGCCAGTCCACGCTGTGGATCCTAACGATAGAATATAATATTCATAACCAATGACTACTTCAGTTGGCCCTACGACTAATCTTGGGCCACCGGGGTTAGCAGGAGCAGCTACAGGAACAAACTCTTGCCTTGGCCATAAGGTAATTTCAGCATAGTTGTAGCCGTCTTTCAGTGCAGTGGCCGCAAGTTTAGTTGCTTCGAAATAATGGCTACCTGAACCGGCACTGGTAGTTTCTAATGGTTGCCCCGTCTTGGTTGAGGAAATCCTAAAAGTTGAATCGGTAAAGCCGTCGTCAAGAATATAATAAGTGTCGCCCGCAAAAATACCGTCTGGTAGAGTTCCGCTGGTTGCAAATTTAATAGCATATCCTGGTCTCTGACCGTGAGCCGGTTTAGCTGTGGGTCGAGCTGTACCGGATCCAGATCCTACGCCTGTAGCAACGAATACACGCCCAATGGTTCCCGATGATGCGCCGATTGCTGACCAATTTGTAGTTCCCACAACAGTGATGGTGTATTCTCTACCAACAACAAAAAGCCCAGCAGCAACCGATGCAGGAGTTGCAACAGTTCTAACCAATGTGGCCACCCCAGTGATAAACTCAATAACCACTGCTTCTAATAGGGGAGGCTCGTAATCTGCAAATTCTAAAACACGATACAGTTGACTATCAAACAATTCATTGATTTTCAAGGCAGTTGATGGTCGAACAGCAACACCAACGACTCCACCTGTAAGAACAATTTCGTTGTTGATTCTTATAGTAACTCTAGTACCATTCGGTACTGCTACTACTAGACCGTCTGTATCGCTGTTTAAGTTTAGACGATATATTCGTTGACCAGTTGAGTCCACAGGAAAATCAGTCTCACTTACTGCGCTGACAACCGGATATCTCACTATCCCAGTAATTCCCCCGTGATCAATTTCAATTTCACTTTGATCTCTTGGAGGATATGCACAGTCAGCAACATAGATAATAAAACCTTTGACATCGTTGTCATAGGCACCTAGGTCATTGTATACAACAGCACCTTGTGCTAGTTCATAATACAGATCAACTGGAGTTGGAACTTCTAACGGATCTGATCCTTCAGCAGCCAAGGCATATACACCATGAGCTGAAGATCCGCCTACGCCTCGAATCTGTCCGCCTGTTACTGAGTAGTAAGAAGTATAGCAATAGTATGTAAACATACTCACGCACTCTGTCAATCCACCGTTGGCTGCAATTAGTCCGTAGCCCATGTCGTTGATCTGTGTGAAGTCATTTGACAACATACTTCGATTACCAGGCATCAATACTTCGTAGACATTGGCATTGTCATTAACAAATGTAATTACATTGGTCTGAATGGTTGTCTTTGCAGCTTCTAGAGCGACTCGAGCACTGATTTTAGTAGCATCATAGTCGTAACCACCTGCCGCTACAGATAATTTTGGTAACACTTCAGCAGGCAATGATGCCACTGCGGCTGCAAGTTTTACCGCTTCTGATCCCGCCGTAACTCGATAGGTGCTCAATGCGGTAGTAATGATAGACATTAGGGTTTCAATCTCACCAACTACCGTACCGTCACTTGCAGAAGCTGTTACCTGAGTTGCAGTTGCACCGTAGGTAGGTGATACTGTGGTATTCACAATGACCTGCTTGGCTGCATTCTTAACTGTGGTTAGAGCATTCTCACAGGCCTGTGGTTGTGTTGACAACAGTTGAATGACCAATGCATCGCCTACTCCGTTGAAATAAGCATAGGCAGCTTTACGAGTCTCACTGTTACCGCCGTAGACTAAGTCATAGATCAAACTATCTAATATACGCTCGATGTCCTTTTGACTGTCTGGAGCAGAGAATGTCAAAGATGGATAGGTAATGGTAAGGTAACCAGTTCCTACCTGTTTTAAAAATTCTGTATTGGCAGCTAACAGTATTTTGGCATTGGCTCTGTTTGAAGTTAATCCCGTTGGATTGGTAATGCTCAATGTTGGCGCTGCTGTAGCACCTCGTCTAATAATGTTTCTTAGATTCTGTTTGCTTTGATCAATTACAGCAAGACTAGGGTTAAATTCAGATGACACTGCAATTGCTTGTAATGTTGCGGTTGCACGATCATGCGCTCGATCAATAGCTCGAATAGTTAAATCTAGTTGATCCTCAATAACTATTTCAGCATTCGCTTCTCTATAACTTTGTCCTGCTCTTCTGCTGTGATAGTTAGTTCCAAGAACGATATCGTATCCTACTCCGTCAATAATTAAACCAACGTCTCTATTACAAATAGTTTGATTGTAGTTAAACACATCAAAGGGCCACGGGGTAACTTCGTCTAGAACAAATGTTGCAGTACTACCATTGGTTCCATATTCAAAATCTCTAACATAGTTAATTCGATAAACAGTGTCTTGAACAATAAACGAAGCAGGAAGTTGTGGGAATCTTTTTAATTGATCAACTTCTAATCGTGTAGTACTAATCTTGTTGGTAATTCTAAATTTAATGTTACCAGCAAATCCGTCAACAAACATACCACCACTAAATGTATGGCGTCCTGTGCTCTTTGAAAATACAGCCCCTTCTTGAGCATACGGAGATTTAGCAAGAATTTGTCCTTCAGGATCAAGTACTAAAGCAAATCCTCCTCCGCCTTGAATAGTTGCAGCTCGAAGTATAGTAGCGTCATTCATCAAGAACACATCCATTTGATCGTTGTCTAATGGGGTATTATATGATTCACTAGAAGTATCGATGATGTCAACAATGACATCAGTTAGTCTACCAATAACTCCACCGTTCGGTACACAGTCTCCTGAGTTAGCAGTGTATGCACCAAACAATGTGCTGACAACATTTTCTGTTCTTGCAGAGTTGGTATAGATATTAAATTGTGTACTATTTGCTACAGTAATCCAATAACTGTTTCCGTTTAATTGTGTAAGACCGGTCATGTTACGGAATGTTACAATTTCACCACTGGCCAACTCGTGATTAATTGAAGTTGTAATTGTAGTTTGATTTCCTCTAGTTACTGCGGATACAGTAACGGCTGTGCCGCCAGCCCCAGTTTCTGCTGTATAAGCAGTGTCAATAACCTGTGGTTCGACATAGGTAATCAGGGTTCCTGTAATTGGAGCATTATATTCTGAGTTTACAATTTCAATATTTCGGATAACAGCCTGTGCTACCGTTTCTAATCTGCGAATGGCTGCAATAGTCTGCGTTAATTGAGTGGTAATTGCCAGTGTTGCACTTGCATTATTAGCATCTTTATATTTCAATGCTGCCGAAATTGTTCTTGGAGCACTACCGTATCTAAGGTCAAACACCATAGCATCGATCAGTAATCCTACATCTCGTTTGCAAATATCGCTGTTATACTCAAAATCAACAAATGGAGCAACTTCTTCAACTATCTGTTTATTGATCCAGGCAATAACTTCTTCTTGTATAAATTGTTTATTCAACGATAGCAAGTCAGCTGCTGACCTATAGAACCCTTTGTTATCGATATTTGCTTCCGGGTAAACTGGTTCTCCAGCATTACCTAGATAGTGATAACCAAATGTGTCTTCTCTAGCAGCATTGAGTGTATTTCTTGAAGTATTCAACCCATCAATAACTTTGTCACGCTTGAAGTATTGAAATGCCCAAGGACTTGAGCTCATGCCTTTCTTGGGACGGATAATTGTTCTACGGAACTCATCGCCAATAATGGCTACGTTTTGTGATACTTTTAATGGTAAGTTTTCATAATAGATACCAGTTTCAACAAAAACAGCTACCTGTCGTGTATTGGCTACATCACCGTATGAAATTGATTCACCGAGAACAAATGTACCATACTTGATGTCAATATCAAATAATTCATTACCGTTGGTATCCAACTCGCCTTGGTGTGATAATATTTGGGCCAATGCTCCCGAGGTCTCGCCTAATAGATACAGTCCTTCTCGGATATCACGACCCCGACGAGCTACGGCACTGTCAGTAGTTACATCACCAGTGAAGTCAGTACGCTGGCCACCAGTATAAATTTCAAATCTTGGTAGTGTTACAACTAGTTCTGGAAATTCTGTAAAGTCGGAGCCTTGATCAGTAATAGTAATACCAGCGATGGCTCCACCAACAATGTCAGCAAAACCAAAACCTGCAACAGCATCGGTATCTGTTACTGTAGGAGTTACACGAACAGATACTAGACTATACCCGGTACCCGCAGACTCGATAATAGCAGTGCTAACTTTATAGGTAACAGCGAATTCAGCACTGGTTCCAAATTGACTTCCGTTGGCAATGCCAACAGCAATATTGCCTCCTGCATTAGTTACAGGAAGATCTAGATCAAATTTGCCGCCAGTTAATAGTTGGAATGTAAGAATAGGTCCGTTGGGGGTACCAGGTTCACTGTTTACTGTGAGAATTCTAACAGTTGCAGCATTAATGGCTAATCCTCCCACCTTGTTAATTCTTAAAATTTCATTTACTTTGAAGTTGTAACCGCCAGCGACTAATCTAATAGAGTCTACGGTTAGGGTAACGCGGCCCGCAAATCCTGTGCCATTGTCCGGAGATATTGCAATGTCGGTCAGTGAACAGTTGTTGATAACACCAGTATCCGGATTAGTCCAGGTTAATACCTTACGGTATGGTCCAATTTCAGGAGGTGCTGATTTAATAATTTCTTCGGCTTTCTTTAGTGCGGCCTCTAGTGTTCTATAGGCAAAAGGTAGAGCACGGCCTTGTGTACTAGAACCAACTCCTACTCGCTCGTCTGAACCAGAAGTAGCAACATACAAGTTGGCTACTGATGCAAAACCTGCATTGTCGACATAGTTTTTAGTTGCGGCAATTAGGCCGCTGTAGGTAACATCATCTTCTGGTCTAGGATTTCTAGACAAAATCAACGGTCCTGTCATGGTTCCAAACGCTGAGTTAGCAACATTGCCCGCGGCCGGATCCGGAGCAAATACTCCACCTAGCGCAATTTTGGTATCTGCATAGCCTTTATTGGCTGCTTCGTCTGAGGTAACGGGTGTTGCTAGTGATTGTATACGCCATTGTGTGCTACCCGACTGTGCCTGTAGATTCCCACCTAGACTAGGAGCAGGATCGTTAGAAATACTAGATCTAGTGTTGGTAATTTGAATAGCATTTTCGTCAGTAAAATTCAAACTGATACCAGTACCTGCGGTAAGTTGCTTGAAAATCAATCCAGATTCGTTAGGGTTAACTGCAACTACTGCATTTTCGTATCCGCGATAATAGTCATCGCCTGTGCCGCCCACAGGCGCATCTTCTAAAGTAGAGAATTTTAATCTGCTACCAAGACCTAACGCACCGTAGAGTTCTCTGAAATTTTCATTTACCTTGCGAAACGAGTCGCGTATGCTATCACCGGTACCGTCATTGCCCACAATACCTGTATCAATTACTTTTCTTGACATAGTAGAATCCTAAGATTTAATGCTTACTCTACTA